ATCTTCCCAAGCTCTTTTATATATTGTTAGTTCCTTTGCTTTAGGATGTCTTTTAAGGTTGTGCTTATATAAGTTCTTTTGTAACTCTTTGTATTTTCCATTATCAATTGCTTTGTTAATTATCATATTAACATCAATCTCGTCTGAAAACTTTTTGAATGTAACTGGTTCCGTAACTTCCTTCTTATCTTCCAAGTCTAACATTCCTACTACCGTTGCTACTCCTACTATTGTTCCAAACACTTCCGATACTTTTTCGTATGCTTCTTGCTTTAACATTGTATTAAGTTTTATACAGATAAATATCTAGCTCTTTTATATTCGGTTCAGTCCGAATTGGTGTGTCAACATCTATATCAAAAAAGCGCTCTATAGCGAAAAACCTGACCGCAATATTTTTACAGGCCCGGCTAGCACCTATGCGTTACCGTTATACCCATTTACATGATATTCAGTGAAGGCCCTCTGGAACACCCACCGGGTAAGGGTTGCATCGGGCACGGGTTTCACTCTGCGCACGATAGGGCATGAGAAATCCCCCGCCTTTCGGGCAGGGGTTCATCTCGTCTATACTATATGAGAGCTACTATACTATGTTATCATCCGTGTTACATACATTCGTTATTAGTTGGTATACGGAAGCGGGTAATATCCCACTCTTGCATTGCGTGTTGTGCATTATGTATTAGTGTTCTGTCTATATACATACTGGCTACTCGTAGTTCTTGCATCCACCGTTGGTATGCTACATCTGCTTGTGTCTCTTCTCGTTCTCTTTGTATTTGTTCTAGTCTATCTACTGTTATGTTACTATACATTGGTCTTGCTGTTTTTATTTTTACTAGGGTTGTCCGATTTAATATTCAAAGTCTGCGTCAGGCGCCGGCATCATAGGCCATTCATTATGCCAACCTGCGGGCACTTTCTGCATCTGCTTCTCATAGTCTTTGAGTACGGATATAGCATCACGTAGCTCGTTCAACTTTGCTGATGCTGCATACTTGGGTTTACCGTCCTTCATTGCTTTAATCTTTTTAACGAGTACCGTTTCCGAATGTCTTAAAATGTCAATTGCTTCTTGCATATACTATGTGTTTATTTTATGTTTTAATTCTTGCCATATTACAGGCGTCCATTTCAACTCTGCGTATCTGGCTGCCCGCTCATATGGATTGCGACTATATGAGCCTGGGTACTTATGATACTTTGTAAGGATAGGCTGATTTTGATGTGTCCACTCATGTACTATTGTGCGTATCAACTCACGGACATCAGGGATATTATCATAATAAATAAATAACTCATTATCATATGCATCATACTCGCCCATTTCGCCTTCCGACCATCCCTTACGAATATACCATACGGGGCTATACTTTTTACGTCCATTCACTCCGAGATTGCGCCGGCACCAACGAAAGACCATATTAGCTATACGGACCGTAGGTGCCCTGCCCAATGTTGTCAGCTTTGTTTTTAGATAGATTTTGTTTCGCATAAAAAGTGCCGGCGTTTCCATAACACCGGCACCTACGAGATCGAGAGCTTTTATTTGTAAAGTAAATCGAGAATAACCAGTAATATATGAGTACGCATGGAATGCTCACGATATAGAGCGGAGTCATGGAATTGAACCACGTCTTGCAGTCTGGAGGACCGCTGTGCTAGCCGTTACACTCACTCCGCTTGTTGCCGGTCCTACATTGGACCGGGCTTTGTGGTAATTACTTACCTGCTTTGGCTGTGTCAGCTACCTTCGTAGTATCTACTGCTACTGCCGTACTATCTGACACTTTTGTAGTGTCAGTAACTACAGTCGTGCTATCGCTAGTTGCTGGTGTTGTGGTTTCACTGCCACCGCAAGATGTCAATACTGCTGTAAGGATGCTAAGCGCTACAAATGTTACTTTTTTCATGTTTGTTTTTGTTTTTTGTTTTAAAATTGATTTACCTTTGATATATATGTTGTTTTATCGTTTATACTCTAATATACGAAACTTTTTTCACTTTGCCAAATTTATTTTTTGTTCATCTGGTCATTGGCTTTAGCCAGCTTCATTTCGGCCTCCCAAAGCCGGCCTTCAAGTTTGATATTCTGCTCAATCATTTCAACACGTTCTTTATCCAACTGCTCTATTCCATTTTTAAGATTGTGAGCGTAGGCTGTGTTAAAATAGGATGATATTATCCATAGCAATGCTATTGCCGGCCAACAGGTGGCTGTAGTAAAGATACCGCCTATACACCCGATTGCTCCGAGCGTATGAACAATGTTATTCCATTTCATAATTACTTTGTTTATTTATATTAATATACGAAAAGTTTCTTGAATTGCCAAATTTATTCTGCTTCAATAACGATACCATGTCTGTCTGCCCAGTTGTTTATTTCGTCGTCAATACCATACTGTGCCTCACTAATGATATTATCCTTGTCTACATCAATATCTTCAATAGTTGCTCTGCCACCCGATATACTCATTTCAATAGAGTCGCCATCAACAATATCAGAGTCACTCATATTATTAATGTTGGTATCAATACGGACTTCAATTAGTGCCACTAGCTGGTCGATTTGGGTTTGTGTTATAGTACCGCCGGCAATATCGGCACCATTTTCACTTGCCGTTTCCAATAGGTCCTGCAGTATCATTGCCACCTGTTCAAAGGTATAGATTTTAGCTCCGTATGTATTGTGGCTAGCGCCGTTAATGCTTTCCAATGCGGTTTCAATAGCGTTTTTAATTTTGCTCATTTTGTTTTTATTTATTGGTTATTAATTACTTATTGTATGTTATTCCTGTCATTGCCGATTTGGCCGGCATCGTACTCCAGCCGTTACCGTATTTGTAGACCGGCTGAGTTGTAGAGCAACTAGTCAGTGCTCCGATTAGTATTAGTGTAACAATTACTTTCATTCTATTGGTTTTGGTTATTGATTTGGATATGTAATATATTCGCCTGGTCTTTAAGTTGGTCCTGCCAGCGTTTCACTTTGGCGGCCTGATGTGGCGAGTCGGTATGTATGTTGTGCCACATTTCGTGCTCAAGTTCACCGATTAATTGATTTAGCATGTCTAGTTGTTGCTGTTCAGTACTCATATAGTTTAATTTAAAGGTTAAGTAATTAGGCATCAATATCTTCAATAGAAGTCTTATCGGGCCTTTCGGGCCTTTCAGTATCTAATTCAGGTAAGTCCGCTTGAGCGGCTAACTCCTTCATTTCACTTACTACTGCCCTAGCCATTGGACCACCGTGCACCTTACCGGCCAGTGCCTTTGATTGTAAGTCTTCACTCTTTAATGTTTCAATATACCTCTTAGCGTGCTCTTCAGTCACAAAGTATTTAGGTTGCTCAAGTCCCTTACCGGTCAATTCGTACAATTCGTACAAGTCTTTCACTTTGTTTATAGTCAACTCACGCTCAACTCTTACTATTGTATATCCACGCTTTGCTTTTGGTGCCGCCGGCTTAGTTGCCTTAGCCTTACGGGTCTTTGTGGCCTTCGTTTTAGTTTTAGTAGCGGCCTTCTTTGTTTTAGTCTTAGCCGTTTTGGTAGTGACCTTCTTTGTGGTCTTCACTCCATTGATTGCTTTATCAAATGCCGGTGAAAATTTCACTTCAACTTCTTTAATCATTTTAGCTCTAGCCATAGTAGTATATTTTTGTTTTGAATGTTTTAATAATGTTTGTTTAATTATCCCCAGCGTTGTACAGCGTTAGCTTCAGCTTCCGCCAGGCTATTGATTACTCCATTCACTCTGGTCTCAAGTTCATTGTAAACCTTATCCATAGCGGACATGGCAGTATCAGTATCAAGTAATTCAGGTTTAGAACGAATGACCTGACGTAAACAATATAGTACCTCGTTCAATTCAGCGATTGTTAGCTGCATATAGTATAAGTTTTAATTAAGAATGAAAAATGATGTAGAGTGTCCAAGCCATAGCCCAAGCGAAGGCGAGAACAATACTGGCTATAAATGCCGTAACAGTCAATGTAAGGATTTTTTCTTTGAGTTTCATTTGAATAGTTTTAATGATTAAGCGATTTCTTCGTAAATACCAAGTACTTCAGCGATACCTAGTCCGATGCCGGCCCCAATGTAGTTACCATAACATAGGACCACACAGGCTCCGATACGAATGATTGATTTGATTAAACTGATTTGGAAGTGCTTTTTAGCGGTGCTCCCTTTCTCTTGAAATTTCATATATTAATAGTTTGGTTTAAAATTATTGTACTATTTTCACAGTGTACACATCAGTACCGTTCCACATCCCACCGGCCATATCATGCGCCGTATTAAAGGTTTTTTGTAAGTCTGACTTTTTACAAAGGAAAGATTTGATTACCTTACCGTTTTTCTTTATTTCTACTTTTATCATATTAGTGCGTTGAGTTTAGTTCGTAATTAAATTCTTTTAATAGTTTCACTTCTAATTGGTGAGCTGCTGCCTTACCACGTACAATATCCAATACAAATACATCGTAGACTTCAGGTCCGTACTCCTTCATATTAGTATAAAGTTTCCAACTCTTATTTTCACATTTAGCTCTACTACAATGCTTTTGGAAACGAAGTACAGCTGAATAGTTGAAACGACGTCCGATGGCCGCTGTAATACCTAAATAACTTTCACCTGTAATAGTGTTTACTATTTCGTATATCACGTGGTTTCTATCTGAGCGTTTCTTTCTATTTGTAGTTGTATTCATTGTATTAAAATTAGGTTATTAGTATGTGTGAAAATTAGGTTATTAGGCGATTATTACAATATTATCTACCTTTGTAGAAATCGTACATTTGGTCCGATGTCATAGGTTTGTTTGTAGTGTAGTCCTTCACCCAAGCGGTAGCATCTTTTTTATAAGCGAAATACTTTACTAACTTACGAGGACCAGATACTTTATACATAATGTAAGTATCAGGTTCAAATCCATTATCGGCCAACCTTAAAACTCTTTTTACTTTACTGATTTTGAAACTCTTATGCATATTGATTAATTTATTAGTGGTTAATTGATTAGTTAAAACAAAAAATTGATACTGATTAAGCCAGTACCAATTCAATAGCTTTCGGTGAAAGTCCCAAAGCCTTCAATTCACGTTTAGCTTCAGATAAAAACTTTTTAGGGATACGTCCGTAACTCATAGGAAACGAAGCGATAATGTTATTGATATTAGTAGCCTCACGTTTCAACACAGCGAAGAAAGCCATAGCCTTTTTCATATCACCATTGTGTCTACAAGCTACTTTATGTTTACGTCCCATAAAGTCAGTAAATTCAACTACAGTGTTAGGCTTTACAGCGTTACTCATTTTAGAAGCGGCAAACGTCAAATAAACGGGACGCTCTGAATTTTGATGTTTTTTGTAACCTTCGTTAAATTGTCTAGTCATAATTGTATTCATATATAATTTTTTTAGTATGTGAGGGTCTTTCTCTCAACCCGATACATAAAGATACTAAATACCAGGGACATGGCCAAATTTTATAGAAAGATTTTTTATTGAGTATCAACGAGTTAGGCGATCGGTAGTTTTTTCTAATATGTAACTTGTTGATTGTCTATAAACTTTTTTTCGGCATTGATAATCAACGAGTTATAGCGGCGATCCGGACAGGGCACACAACGTGTTGATTATCAGGGAGTTAGGCGGACCGGCGCGATTTTTTTCTCTATTTAACATAATATCAATTATAGGAAAAAGCCCCACAATGCTATATATAACTCCCTGATAATCAATTACTTCCCTACTTAACATAATATATTTTATAGGACAAACATAACTCGTTGACCCTCAATCGGTTATATATTAGAAAATTTTCAATAATGTTTGTGTTAAGCCGGACCCAAATTAGATATTTTTTAATCGCGCCCAACGGTATATTAAATATTATTCAATGCAACACATTGCCAGTAAGGGTTACATGGGGCGCCGGCACGAAGTGAAAGCGATGCAACTCAGTATTCATAAGGGTTTCCCCGAGCTAAAAAGATTTCGGCTAATTATCAGGCTGGCGCCTTATATTCAGTCATTATCAGTTCCACACCTTATATTTTCGTACATCCGTATGCGTTACTAACGGTGTGGCTTAGGGGCTATAGGTGAAATTTTTGCTCCGTGACGTGTTTGGGTG